GAAAGTCGGAAAGAAAGTATCTAGGAGAACACGATGAGAAATAGTTTATTCTGTGGCTCTGTTAGTCTTTCTAATTATGCTCTAGGACTTACTGAGATTCATGTAATTCTACAGATGATAGTCGCTCTCCTTTCGATATTGGCTATTTTAAAAAATTTATTTAACAAAAAGGAGGGCAAAGATGCCTAAAAAGGTTCCTAAAATAATAATGAGCCTATTAATGAAGTTCGGCAAGGACTTATTAAAGGGAATGGTTCAAGAACAAGTCAAAAAATTTCAGGCTCCTGAGTTTGAGGAAAAACTGGCTAAGGTTATAGCTGACAAGATACCCGATACAGATGATTTTCCTAATGACTTACAGATTGAATTAGTTAAAGACGTCATTGATAAGGTTACGGACAAATTAGCTGAAAGCGTTGAATTAGAGGCTGATTGATTGACGTTTAGAGAAATGATTGATGTAGTCTTGGGTCATGAGGGAGGCTACGTTAATGACAAAGACGATTCAGGCGGTGAAACGAATTGGGGAATCTCAAAAAGAGCGTTCCCCGATTTGGATATAAAGAATCTGTCTAGAGATGATGCTATAAACATCTATAAAACGCATTATTTTATACCCTCACGGGCGAAAGAATTACCTAGCGAACTTAGACTGACCTATTTTGATATGTGCGTAAATATGGGCCAATCTAGAGCCGTAAAGATTTTGCAGAATGCAATCAACGGAAAGGGAAAACATAAGGTAAAGGTAGACGGCAAAATCGGGCCGAATACGATTCGCTGTAGTAAGGGCTTAGAAAATGAGAGGTTGAAATCTTATAAAGTTCTATTCTATGCTCGATTAGTTACTAAAAAACCATCATTGGAAAAATTTTGGTTCGGTTGGTATAGGAGAGGAGTTTATGACGAATCAAAACGGAGATAAAGGGTTTTGCTATAAGTGCGGTTCGGATAGACTGCACGGAGACGGATTATCTAATCATAAGGATAAGAATAAACGGAAACCTAGATATAGATGCAGAGACTGCGGATATCGCTCTCATAAAGTTAAATGGGTCACGACTGCTCCCTATGAGGTTGACGTCCCTGAACCTGAAAAAGAATTATCAATCGATGAATTAATAGAATTCAGGGTCAAAAAATTTAAAAAAAAGCAGGCTCATCGAGATTGGTCTAATAAGGTTGACGTAAAAATAAAGATTGATGGCCCGATAGGAATCGCTCATTTTGGAGACCCTCATTTAGATGACGACGGAACAAATCTAGCGGAGGTTATGAATAACGTCAGGCTAATAAATGAAACCGAGGGGATGTTCGCAGGAAATCTCGGTGATGTTCAAAATAACTGGGTCGGAAGATTAGCCAGTCTATACTCTCAACAGTCAACAACAGCTAAAGAGTCATGGTTGTTAACTGAACACTTCATCTCATCCCTAGACTGGCTATATATTGTCGGAGGGAATCATGATGTTTGGAGCGGTGACGGAGACCCTCTAGAGTTTATGATTCGCAGAACAAAAGCCGTTTATAGCAATCACGGAATAAGAATAAATCTAATTTTTCCTAATAATCGCCATGCTCGAGTAAACGCACGACATACGTTTAAGGGAAATTCTATGTGGAATACTGCTCATGGGGTATCGAGAGCGGTTCAGATGGGATTTAGAGACCATATAGTCACAGCAGGCCATATCCATGTCTCGGGATACAATGTTTTAAAAGACCCATCATCGGGTTTAATTTCTCATGCGGTTCAAGTTGCATCGTTTAAAAGGATAGACGGATACGCTGATAAATTAGGCCTACATGACAGCAATATTTTTAATTGCCCAGTAACTATTATCGATCCTAGATACGATGAAACGAGTAACAAACATATTCAGGTTATTTTAGACCTAGAGACTGGATGCGATTATTTAAAATTTTTAAGAGGTAGAAAATGAGTACAGCAAAAGAAAGCTACTGCAACACATCATCGGATTTATTATTCGTAGAGCCGAGCCTAGAACAGTACGGCCAACAGCGTAACGTATTGACAAATAACTGGGTAGAATCAGGGACTCCTAATCTCTATTTTTTATATGGGACTGGATACGTTGAGCAGTTATTTTTAAACTCTGCTGAGATGAACCCAGTAACTGTTCAGCCATCGGTATCTCAGGAATATAGATACATAGTCTCAGAGGATAGACTAGAGTTTTTTATAACTGGTTCAAGTGTTGCGAATCTTAATAGTCAAATTTTTGAGGGCGGTAGAGACTGGGAAAGTTTAAAAACTGATGCGGTCAAACGAGCGTCCTCATTTATTGATTCATATATACCCTTTCCTATATACCAACAAGTCGGAGTCAATGCTCAGGACACTACAGTAAGAAATTATCCTGAAATTATTGTCAGGAGCGCTAGTCATTTAGCCGTAGAAAGTATCATCAGACCTCTAGACTCCGAGAAAGCTAATGAGATAAGAGACGTCGTTTACAATGAGAACGAAACTGGGTGGCTAGATAAAATCTCTCAGGGTAAGATTAGTCTAGAGCAAAATGACGAGGCCTTAAAACAAAAAGGATATTTAAGGATAGTAAATAGAGACTCGTTGAGTACGGGTAGCATTTTGGACGTTTCAGGGATTCCTACTACTAGCTACGATAAGATAAAAATAATTATAACTGGCGCAGGCTCTAAAACCTTAGGAACTGCAACGACTGGAGTAACATTTTCTAGTTTTGTTTCAGATGCTGATAACCTAGGGACAGATATTACAGCAGAAAATGAAGAGATAAACTGCAAGTATCAAAGTGTAGGGAGGGGAATGTCTGTCAGGTTTTCCGAGGGAACGTACTCTCTTGGGGATGAGTGGAGCCTAGAAATATCAGGACGACTAGATAGGACTGTTCTTCCTATTAAAAATGCTAAAATGAAACGGGTATCCTATCGATGAAATGGATTGACTCTGATTATTGGAATAATATAGACGTTCCTCCTAATGAGGTACTCGATAATCAGGTCGTAAATACTACGGCCCTGACTTATTCTAATATTATTCATGAAAAAATAATCATTGGCCTGACAAATTTATTAAACCAAGAATTTAAAACTCCCGTTCTTTTCGATGAACATAAAGGGAATCAGAGTTTTCTGTTAATGGATCAAAGTGATAGTTTAGTCGCTTATTTATCTAATGCAGAACATAGAGAATTTAGTTTGACAGTCCAGTATAGATTAAAACAGCCGTCCTATGGACACTCTGTTAATACTTTAAATGCTGTCAGTCTAAAAATGGAAAGACTCAGGAAACTGATATTCACTAATAGAACCCTAAATAATGGCGCTGACTGGTTTGACGCTAGGATCGAGTCTGTTGAATACTTAAAAGATGAGGAAGATGATAATTTTATTTTAAGTGATGCAGAATTCGTCTGTTCTAGTATAATTTTAGGTTCGTAACTAAACGGAATTATTATGAAAATAGTAGCAAAAGAAGGATTTGAAAGATATAAACCGACTCTAAATTTCTTAGATAAAGCACAAGTTAAGGAATTATCAGAAGGAAAATCGGTAGAAGTTAAGGAAGTAGTAGCGGAGGCCTTGGTCGGTATGGGATGGGTAGAGGCAGAGGCTAAAAAGAAATCAAAAAAGGCAGGTAAATAAATGGCATCATCAACAGTAAGGATTCCCAGTAATAGCATTCTAGGGGTATTAAGCGAACAAACTAGCGGAACTCCTCAAACAGCGAGCGCAACAGACGCAGGGGCATATAATAGACTAAACGTAGCTGAGGCTAACGCTCCAGTATATAACGTCATCAGAGAATCTAGATTGACGTCAGGCGCAGGAAGTGTTAAAAATTTAGATGATACGTTTACAAGTAACGCAGGAGGAACGGCAGAAATAGAGTTCGAGATGCCTGCTACTCCTAAGCTACTGCCTCATTTTTTAAATTCAGTAACTCAAAACGGGTCAGGGACTACAGACTATGAGTTCAAAGTTAGAGACACTAATAGAAACAGCGTTCCTCTAGGTTCTGCTCTATCATCAATCACAGCGCCCTATCTATTTACCTTAGCGTATTTAGAAAATCAGAATGAGGCAACGGCAGGAATAAAACTGACTGGCTGTATTGTTAGGGAATTGACTTTATCTTGGCAGGCAGGAAGTAACGGAAACAATATGATGGTTGGTGGAGTCATTATGAGCGGAGTAACTGTAGGCGGTGCATCAACTAGCAACAGAGCAACAACATACACTCCGTCCAACTGGGTTGACCCTACTTTGGCGTATTATAACGGGTCAGAGTTAGCAACTAAAACGATAGATGTCGGAGTCGCTAATAATAGGGACTTAGTAATAAACTCGTTTAGCTTAACGATTAACAATAACGCTCAAAGATACGGAGCAGATTCAAGCGGTGACGCTCAGGGCTATATGCTCCCTGAATATACTGTTACGGGAAATATGTCAGTAAAAAGCGACGGAAATTCTCCTTTCGTTAATGGTGGATTTTTAGATGATTTCATCGCAGGAGAAAAATCAAGCCTAAATCTTAGATGGGGTAGTAGCTTTGCGAGTGATGGCGATTTGCAAATTACGGGAGAATGTCAATATTCAGGACAACCTGATTTGCAGTTAGATGATGCGATTTTCGTGAATTTGCCTTTTGAGTTTGGTATGGATGGCAACGTAACCGATGCGTTTAAGGTTCAGCTATACTCATCTCAGGCGATTGCGAACTGGTAAACACTAAATAAAAAGGGGGAATAATGGTCATAGATACCAAACACGGGTCTATTGAAGTTGCAGACATTACGCATAAAGAGCGCAGGAAATTATATTTAGAGGTGAAAACAGTAATGGAGGCCGATAATATGGAGGCTCTTCATGAACTTCAAGACAAGTTCGGAATAATTGCTTTCGGTTCTGAGGAAAAGTTTTCTGAGATTATGGGGAAATATAGCGCAGTTCAGGAGGATGAGATTTTAGTCAGTATTATTATGCGCTACATGGGGCTACAGTCGGGAAATATGACTGGCGATTGAGGTTATCTGTTTGGTGTGCCGTTTTAGGTATGCCCGAATCCCCCTTTTCGCTCCCTTACGATACTCAGTCGCCCAGTCTATCCGAAACAGTATCCTATAAGACTATTGATGATATCTATGACGAAATAGATAGACTAATATTTGAGGCTAGAGAAAACAACTATCCAATAGGACAAAGCCTTTACATCCAAGGCCCTTTATTCGCTGATATTAGACAGTTTTCTGAAAAATGGCATATTGACATAATAAACGACTACTGGGCCGTAAAATCGCTAAATATTCCACTCGCTCCCAGTCTTGATTCTGTCAGCGTACATTTACTAGACTCAATGATGATAATAGACCAAGAATTGAACGACATTCGTAAGTATAAGGCAAAGATAGAGGCTAATAAAAAATGAGCAATAAACTACTAGAAATATTATTAGACGTCAAAGGTGCAGAAAGATCAAAAAAGAAAATAACTGGAGTAGATAAGACTCTAGGTAGTTTAGGAAAATCAGCAATAAAAACAGCAGGGGCATTCTTTGGAGCGAGAATGTTACTACAAGGATTCTCAGAGGCTATTAGGTTATCAGGAGAACAGCAAAGGGTAGAGGCTCAACTAAATCAGGTCATAAAATCAACGGGAGGAGTCGCAGGGGTCACAGCGAAACAAGTTAAGGAAATGGCGAGCGCCTTTCAGGAAGTTACTAGGTTCGGAGATGAGACGATTATAAACGCTAGTAATTTGATGCTGACATTTACAAAAGTCGGAAAGGATGTATTCCCTCAGGCTATTGAATCCGTTTTAAATATGTCTCAGGCTATGGGACAAGACTTACAGCAGACTGTTATTCAGGTCGGTAAGGCTCTAAATGACCCTATAATGGGCGTTACAGCTTTGAGGCGAGTCGGTATTCAACTAAGCGACGAACAGACCAATATGATCAAAACTTTCATGAAGGTCAATGACGTCTCTAGCGCTCAAAAAATAATCCTTGGAGAATTAGAAACTCAATTCGGAGGACTAGCTAAGTCGGGAGTAGATACAACCGAGTTCGCTATGGCACAGCTAGGAAACTCTATTGGAGATTTAGCCGAAAATCTAGGAGACGCTTTAAAGCCTGCAATTCAGGGAACTGCTAAATTATTAATGGGCTTTTCAGATGTACTCCAAAAAGTAACAGACGGAAACCCTAGCGAATCAATCAGGGAACAGCAGGCTGAAGTTAATTCTTTAGCTATAGCGTTAGCGAACAATCTAGATAATGAAAAAATGAGGGAGACTTTAATAGGGAAACTGAATGAGGTTTATCCTGACTTATTGAAGAATATGAAGGATGAAGAAATAAACGCAACGAATATCGCTAAGGCCTTAGATGAGCATAATAAAAAGTTTGAGGAGAGAATAAAACTAGCAGTCGCTGAGACGTTAGTTAAAGAAAAAATCGACGAATCTACAGACGCATTTAATGAGCAAGTCCTAGCAAATGAAAAACTATCTGACGCTCTAATAGAGTCCTCTAAGCTGACGGGAGTAGCGATAGACGTTAATCAAAAATTTGAGGAACAAGTAAAAACACAGCAAAACGCTCTAAGGGATTTAACTGATAAGGGTCAGCAATTTTCTGACGCTCTAGCTAGGATGAATGATGAGTTCGGAGCAGGCACGACAAAACAGCTAGATTATAATGATACTATTATAGATTTAGCTGATTTATTGAAAGATGTAAAAGAATCTGAGGAGGGGGTCGCTGATGCCGTTGCTGAGGTTACAAAATTCAGAACAAATCTCGACAAGGTTATCGGAGCGAGTTTAAATATTCAGGATGAGATAGTAGACAAGAACGAGAAAGAGAAAAAATCTGTCATGAGTTTAGAGGAATCTTATGCTCGTTTATTTGCTAGAATTAAGATGGATGAACAAATAGAACAGCAGGAAATGGACGACCTGATGATTTCATTCGATCAGGAGGCTTTAGATGAAGAGATGGCAGAACTGCAAGAGGCTCTAAATACTGTTGATTTAGAGTTGCCTACTCCTCCTCCTTTAGATTTTGGCGACCAGTTAGATACGTTCCTGAGAGAGCAGGCTCCTGCATTCGAGGCAGGATATGACGAATTCATAAATTCATTGACCGATATGAGTATGCACGGAGCAGAGAGGAGAAAAAGAGTAGAGGAATCTGTTAGGAACGCATTTATTAAAACTAGCGGAGAGATGTTAAAGGCTCATCTAAAAACTCAGTTTATGAAAGATAGCGTCAACAAAGCCTCATCAGATAATGAGGTAGCTTTGAAAGTTTTGACAAGTGCCAAGACCTTAGCAATAGAAAAAGCAACAGCCTTAAAAAGCATTATAGTCACAAACGCTCAGGCTATTGCTGGAATTGTCGCAAATATGGCTAAAGCAACCTCGGCAGTCATCGCAGGACTAGGCCCGTTCGCATTACTTGGAGCGCCTGCTGTTATAGCGTCAATGGCGGTTCTGACTAAGGCCCTACAAGGAAAAATTATGAATAGAAAGGGATTTGCTGAGGGAGGAATAGTTGAGGGCGTAGGAAATACGGACAAGGTTCCTGCTGTACTTACTAGCGGAGAACTTGTTTTAAATTCTGCTCAACAGGACAGACTGGCCGATAATTTACAGGGTCAGGGTCAAACTATAAATATTAGCATATCCGCTCCGCTCGTAGATGAAACTGTAGTTGATCATATTGCGCCTGCAATTCAAAGAGCGTTGAAAGATGGACGAATACAGGAGTCAATGCTCAACGTAATGCGCCAAGGCCCTTTATAATATGGCCCTATCATCTGATAATTTAGAAAAAGTTGGAGAGCATCGGGAAAACTGGCTCTTTGAGTTAAAAAATAACAACTCAACATCTGTTTATTTAGCTTATCAGGACTATGATGACGGAACTAGATTATATCACGGAGCAATAACAAAGCACATTTTAATATCTGAATCGATAGACTTAGAGGCTCAAAATGCCACGACGTCAGGATTTACTCTGAGCATTGTAGATATTGAAATTTCAGGAGTTAAGCTATCAGAGGAACTCTACGGAGGCTCAAATTCATATCAAAATCAGGAGATTATCGTTAGCATTAGAGTCAGTAATGAAACGATAGAAATAGGCCGATTTAGGATGATGAATTTTTCATTCGATGGACATATTATTTCAATCGCTTGTCAGTCTGCTAGACCTTGGGATAATGTAATGATTCCCCAAGATAGAGACCCGAGCGATGTTTTAATTCCTCTAGTTTATGGATTTTTCAGAAAAAACGACACTCCTAGCACCAGTTCAATAGGAAAATACGTTTCAAAATTTCAGCCCTATTTATTAAGGCCTATTCCATTATCTCCAAACATTAAACAAAACGATTTATCAACTTTGATTCCTAATATAGATGATTCAATTACTCGTTATTATATTGGAGGCTACAATCCCAGTAAAATATCAGGTAGCCATAGCGTCGGAAATTATCAAATGAGTCTCTATAGGTACGATCAAAGTTTAGACGCTTTTATTCAATTAGCAGGGAATGGGTCGTTTCAGGATGGTCTAAGTGGAAATCTAGAAATATTTGATTTATTAGTGAACTCAAGACAAGTTTTTTACTTAATAGATTCTGATTTACACACTAATCCAAAATTGAAACTTCCTGCTACGTTTAAAGTAAAGCCCTTTTCTGTCTCTAAAGTATCAGGAGGGGGAAATATTACATCTCTAGAAAATTCTATAGATTTAGAACAGAATTATTTAACGAACACACCGACAGCAGAGCCTCACGACACAAATCAGGCGGTCATATCATTTCCAAATATTGAAAACGGAGTGAGTTTATCTAATCGATCCTGCATTTTAGAATATGTCATGCCTCCTTTCGATGGAGAACTCTTAAACGAAGAAATAAAATTTTCAATTTATTTTAAAGTAGGCATTTCTGTTCCTGATATATCGATGACTAATATAAATTTCACAGTTGCCTATAAATGGTCAACGTCTGCTCAGACTATAAACTCATCAGGATTCACAAACTTTCAACAAGGAACAGTCTCAGGAGTGTCGGCCAATATAGCAGGGGACTCATCATTATTTATTAATGACCTTACTTTTTCAAATGCAAATCAAAACACTCTAGAAACTGCCTCTAGTGTAACGTCACAGCATAGGCTATATATTAAGCTATTAGCTTTCTCGAATCAAACGTCAGCAGTAGCGAGCGGGCCGACTGCCGTTTTTAAAATTCAAGATGTTAGATTGCAGATGACTACAGCGCTCGAAACTTCAAGACCTGAGAGATTTTTATATACCTCAATGAGAGGAGAGCAGTCATCAGTTACAACATCGGACACACTATCGGGAGCCAGTAACGAGTCTCTGAATGGCCCTGACGCTCATAGGGATTTATTAATGAGATTTACAAATATGAGCAGTTCAACGCCTATCGGATTTACAGACTTGAGAAACTCGAGAAACTCGAACGGATGGATTTTGCAATTTAATACCTTAACTCAAATTCCTTTAAAATCTGCCCTTGATTTAATACAAAGGGAACACGCTTTCATATTTAGATATAAACAGGGAGACATCTCAAAGCCTCAATATATATTCGTTAAAAACTCATATTCCTCTAGTGAATACACAACTTTAACAAAGGCTGATATAGCTGACCCTAGCATAAGAGTAACGGCATTCAGCGAGTTAGTTACTAAGTTAATTATTAATCATTTAAAACATCCTGCTAGAAATGATTATATGAGGACAACAGAGTCAGAGATTCCTAATATCAGGACAAAATTAAATATAGATAGCAGAGAGAACATTAAGACAATTAATCTAGAGACATTGATTCCGACTTTTTCTAGTGTAAATCCTAGCTATGTCGAAACGAGTGGGGTCACATACACGGGAACAAATCCGAATAAATCTTATGCTGACTATTACTTAAATCTATTCGGTGAGCCTAAATTAATAATAGACTTTAGCTTAGTAAATCCTAGATATCATGATTTAGAGGTCGGAGACGTTTTAAGGTTTGATAACGATAGTATGTTTCCTGAAAAACCTTTCGGCCTTGCTAGTTGGTCAGGAATCAATTTCATGATAACAGATACAAGAAAAAAACTAGGCTCGATTAAAATTTCAGCGAGGCAGATATGAGTTACGGACGAGTAAACACTCCAAAGATTTATCATGATTTAATAAAATTCGGATTAGCTGTTGACTGGATAGAGCCTGCCGATATAGTGGCTCACAAACAAACATTGACGAATTTTTCATTTCAGACATCTACAGCAACGCCATCATTTAATAGAAATAATAAGCTAGATTTTTTTGATGGCAAACCAACAAATTTCACAGAGGCTCCTGCAAATACTCAACAATGGGGAGTCAGGATAAATACTAAACTGTCAACTAATCAACTAGCAGAGACGAGTTTTCTTGCTCTACTTAATCATAATTTTAGAGATGCAGGGGTCAGGATTAGAGCGTATGTTAATGACTCCCCTACTAATTCAGCAGGAACGTCATTCTCTGTAAATAAAATAGTTGAGACTGATGCTACTATATACGGAGCAGGAGTAGTTACTGCTGATAATGCCTTAGGAGACCATTATATCGGGTATAATGATTCAAACGGGTCAGGCTACCAAAATGGATGGACATTAATAGAATACCCGACACCAACAACAGACAATCAGTATTTATTTTTATTTCTTACTCCTGACGGGGGACATAATACTAATTTTGATGATGTGGTAAGATTAGGGAGTATAGTTTGGGGCGAGTCGTTTACGTTTCCGAGGTCTGTAGATATGAAGATGACGCACAGAATAAACTACGATGAGGGCCTAGTTAAACATCGATCCGTCGCAGGAAATGACTATATCACAGCGTCTCATTTTGGCGCTCCGACTTGGGTCTCGGGTTTACCTTGGCAGAACACAGCGACAAACAACGCAGAGGGATATTTTTTTCAGCAAAGATTCGGGCGCAGGAGTTACGATTTTAATATGTCTTATATCGATGAACAGGAACTGTATTCGCCTGATTCATCTAGTCCCGTTACGTCCGACTGGTTTGATACTGAGAGTTTTCATCAGATGTTTTATAATAGAACTTTAGGAGGTTCAGTTCCTTTCATCATGAACACTCAGTCAGGAAACGCAAGTCCTCCCGATGATGCTTTCGGATACTATAGACTCACTAAAAACTCAATGACTGCGAAACAAGTAGCGCACAGAACCTATAATCTAGGATTTAATTTAGAAGAAACTTTTTAAAGGTTAGAGAGAGGGGCAGTTGTCAACGACAACAGTTATCATCCCCTCCCTCTGAGCGAGTTTACAAAAGACCTCTCGTTATAATAGTAAGGAAATTGAATGGAGTAAAAAATCTCCCTACCAAGGCCGAAACCAAAACTCGCTATGATGTTGGAGCATTGCTCGAAAGCAATTCCTTATAATTTCTAGATACAGATAAAAAGGTAATTAGCTTATCCCATTTTTCATCTGACAATTTTCGTTCTCCGCTAAGGACTAGACTTAACATTGACGTACTGATTCCCAACTGTTCAGCTAAAAATTTCTGTTTAATTCCTGAATCTTTTATCTGTTTTCTGATTGACTCAAGCATATAATATCCTATCGTTTTTCGGTGCATCCCACTCAGCGATAATACATTTTAGTGAGAGCAAGTTTAAAAAATGACCCTCATCCTCTAGAGGAATATTAGAATTTTTATAAACTTTCTGCAATCGATTCTTTACAGAATTCATATACTCATGAACATTTCGAGCGTCCGTGTCAAATGAACGAGACCTCATCTGACTGACGATTTTAGGCGCAGTCCCTGATAATTTTTGTTCATCTAAATAGACGTTCCAAATGACATTAGAATTCTTGTCAGCGTTAAAATAGCCTGAATCTATCATTTTATTTCTATAAGCCATCTCAGGCTCAGACGGGATATAAAACTCCGCTAGACCCTGCTTAAATGTCTTAATAGACATATCCTCATTCCATCTCTCAATAGAAAATTCAAAAGTGTCAGATTTATAATGATGAGGAACTCCCTCTAGTTGCCTGACTCTATTTAGAGTTCGATCATCTACCTGATAAACTTCTCCTATTACTTGGCAAGAACTATCCCCAGTCCTTTCATAATAGTCCTGCAATAGAATCAGGGGAACGTCTTTTTTATGCAGGATATAAGGAAAATGACTATTTGAAAACATAAAAAAGTCGTCTAGCTGAGTCCTGCCTATGAACTTGGAACCTTTCAGAATGAAGTTATTTCCTCCTCCCGTTTTTAGGGTTCCATAAACAAATAGAAAATTTGTCATATTATCTCTCCTTTACTCTGATAGTTGAGCCGTCTGAGGCTTTTATTTTTTTAAACATTTCTAACTGGTCACGAAACGAAAATCTAGGAACAAATCTTTTCGTAGTATGAGAATATCTGCCCTTGTTTTTCTTGGTTTTGATCTGATAGGCTCCGATTTTTTTATTATAAAAATGATTATTATAAACGGGAGCCGTAACTGAGACCCGTTGTTTTTTGATTTTAAGAGTCCTAGTATCTACCATCATTAGGGTATTTTCAGGAACATTCATAAACTGCAAATCTGAGACGTTTGAACTTGTTACGATGTCCTTGGTACTTCCATAAAAAATCGCTCCATATTCAGGCGAATAGGCGCATTCTAGAGGATTATTACCTTTATATAGATAGACGATATTAGGATTCTTGGTATCGGCCCAAACCATCGAGACCCGTCCTCTAACAATCGGGAGTCTGTTTTGGATAAAATCTTTTATCCCTGATGATGTGGCGAACAACCTGAACAAGACCTCAGAATCGACCTCAGCAAAACGAGTCATCCCGAATTTCTCGAACAGTTCGTCATCATTCTGAACGGAGCCGTTATGGGTTCCGATAACTGTTTGAGTCCTAATAGGATGATTATTAGCATTGTTATATCTAGAACCTTTCGTCCCGTATCTAGTATGACCTAGAACGACAGACGTTTCGCTGTCTATAAACTCTAATGCTGTCTGAGTGTCGTCTCTGTTTACAAAGTCAGAGGCAGGCCTAGGAGACTTATGAATATAAAATTCTCCTGAGGAATCGACTAAAGCGAATCCCGTTGAGTGCCTACCTCTAGACTCTGCTGACACCAACATTTTTTTAAAACCATCTAGAGCGAGAGCCGTCTCTGTGACGGCCCTGCTTTTTTTCTTAAAGACTATTCCTGCTAATCCACACATTTTTAAATTCCTCCTATTACATAATTTCTATAATCATGATGTCTCATGTAATCGCTCTCTCTCTTAGAGAATTTTTTATAAGTTGTTTTTACATACTCATTAATTCTAGAGTTAAACTCTGAATTTTTAACAGTTCCAAGGCCTAGCGCTTTCCTGAATTTTGCCATTCCAACAGTTCCGCTCTGAACATATTTAAGAGTCACAGAACGCTTGGACTCGATAGCATTTAAAATCATCTGAGTAAGGATGACCCAGTTCTGTATTTTCTCAGCATTTAGAGAACCCTGATGATAACGAAACTCAACTGAACCTCTGCCGAATATGTGATAAAGGTTAAGTCCGCACGCTCTGTAGTGCTGAAGAATTCTGCTATTCTTGTTTTTTACGACGTCCTTAACGCTCTCTCTAACGATGGAGTTTTTATTGTTATTGTATCCGTTGAAATTGCCCTCCATGACACTTTCTAACTGGATTCTCTTAGCGTAAAAGTATTTGCGAACTGGAACAGAGTAATTTCTGCTATCTAAACGACTAGGAGCGATTAGCTTGTAAATGCAATGCTCGAACTTCGCTACCCACTTGGTCAACTTTTCGACGTTAGCCTGAGCCTGAGCGTCTGAGGCGTTAGTGATTTGATCCCTAACATCATGATGGACATGGAGGCCACAAGAAACGTTTACTGTGCAACCTAGGCTCTGAAGAAGGTTACAAACTTTCTCGATTTGCTCTAGGCCATTTTTACCGAAAAGAAGAGGACTAACGATTTCGTTTCTACCAACCTGAGGAACGTCGTTAGGAAGGTTGTAACGAGTCGCTACTACTGAGGCGTCTGAAACGACTTTCCACCATTCACGGGTCTCATGATTATATCCCTCTTCATGAGTCTCGATACCTAGTGCTGTTAACTGATAAGCGATAGCTGAGTGACTTACGTTACGAGGACGACTGAACTCTATTTCTACTCCGAATGCTCTTGTTTCATCAAAAAAACCTTTCATTTTTTTACTCCTTTGTGAACTGTTGTTATTTGTATCATTTGTCATGGTGATAATATATAGAAACTGGAGCATAAGTGTCAACAATTATTTACAATATAATTAATAAAAGTTTATTTCTCGTCGGTATATATATAAGGAATAAAAAAATAAATAATAAAAGTTTACAAAAATACTTGCGCTGAATTTATTTTTATCATTATTATCTCAGCGACAAATGAATCAAAAATAAAGGAGTTCAAACATGGAATATTTAAACGACCTACTAAAAGCCCAAGACTTACTCAAGAAAGGGAATCAGATTATCGCTTGTAAGGCGATGAGGGGCGCTGAATTAGAGTTGTTAAAAAACAATGGTAAACATCCAACTGAAAGGAGAATGGGTATCATTAAGGATATAGGACTAAAGGATAATGAAATCGTGATCGATTTTGATGTCCTAGTAGAGATTGACTCTGACGGAGAGCCTACAGCTTATAGACTACCTGAGGATGATATGGAGACCTTGCCTACTATGTCAGCATTTTGCTATCTAAATCAAGTTTTGCAAATCATCGAGAATAAGGGTAGACATGACCTAGATATGATATGGAGATTCGATGAGGAGCCTTTCAGAATTGCAGATATTCAGGAGGAGGAATAGTCATGGCTAAAAATCCAAAAATGTACGAATCAGTCCCATTAGTATTTAGAAATCTAGAGGACGCTCCTAAGGAGTTCGAGTGGACTGATGAAACTGCGCTAGAGTTCGCAATCGTAGCGCAGAGGGGAAGTTGGGGCGACTATTACGGCCTTAGGGCAATCGGGGATAAATTGAAGAGGTTTAAGGATATTAAGACGGGTAAATGGCCTCGTAAATCCTGCGACTGTTGCGATGGAGGTTGTTAAGATGAAAGAATGTTTATGGTACGCTACTGTTGAATACTCTAATCCTGAATGCGACTTTCAGGTAATTCTTGAGGACACATTTGAGAATTTATTTAGTAGATTGACAGATGCAAAGTTGAAGGGATTTGATTCCTATGTCGGGTCATGTCCAAACTTGAGAGTTTTAGAGGTAGGCTACGACAGCCGTAAAATAAGCGACAGAACTAGATTTGTTCAGAAAGTTATTAAATCTATGGAAATTTTAGAGGGGGGAGAGGATACACACTCCGCAGAAGTGAACTCCGTATCATTTGTCAACTCGCTCCCCTCAAATTTTATAATCGAGACTGTCGCTCTCATTGAAGGTCTGTGGACTTGCTATGATACAAAAGAACATCAGGACGGAAAGGATATGGAGGCTAGTCTGCAAAAGATTCAGGATGACGTTTGGAGATGGAAAACTAAATTCTCTGAGGAATTAGAGACAGTTCATAGGGAGAAAAAATGAGTTGTATCTGTGAAACTTGTAAGGGTCATCGTGATTTATTTACGAATTACGATGGCCTTATGGCGTTAGGAACTGAGATTTTTGAAGAGGCCTGCCTGATGGATTATAAAAAAGAATATAAAAAGCTAAGGCATAAAACTCTATTCGGTTATAGCGAGTATTGGAAAGATTCTAAAAGCATTACGGGTCATCAGGCTTGGAGATGCCTTTCGGATATTGTCATCGAATTAGGCATCTTATTTCATCAAATCAAGGACAAAAAAGAAAACGTCAAACATTATAAACACTATGAAAAAAGACATCATAATTTTGTTAAAATGGTAGCCTCTGAGTTAGCTTTGAGGCTGTCGCAAGTAAAGGGAGTTAAGCTAAATGTTAAAAAGCCAAATTAAAAAGCCTACTAAAAAAGAACGGATCAAAAGATATTTTCAGCAGGGTCATAAATTAACTCAGCGAGATGCGATTCAATTATTCAAGAGTTATCGATTATCTGCTGTCGTTCATGAGTTGAATAAAGAGGGAATGAATATCCACAATCTAGCAACGTCAGGCCATGCCATTTATAAACTAATTCCTGAGGGCGAATTAGCCTTATAATGGCCGTTTTTTATAAAAACAAATGGGTAGTGAGACTCGGGTTCTATCAAGTAGGAAAGCGGTCTGATTCGTTGGCGTTTATCACGACTGCAAAAACGGAGGAAATCGTCAGCAATACGATGATTCCCTTTAATAGAAGAGAAGGAAAAAAGATGATAAGTGAGACGGCCCGAGTTTTCTACCCTAAGATATTTGATGAGATAAAAAAGCATAAAAGATTAGACTGGTCAGGAGTAGTTCTGCAAAAAACTTTTTATCAGGATGAGGACGGAGAACACTTTGTCCAGTATTTTAATGATTTAATAAATGACTATGTAAACCTAAGAGGAGAAGTAGAATGGAGAAAATAGAAAATATCTTTATCCGATTAATTACTATCGGACTAATCATACAGCTAATAAGGGGGATTATAATATGCCTTTAAAAACCAAAATAACCAAAAAGCAGGCGAATACTTTATTCGTCATTCAATGCCTTGAGGACGTAACTGCTATCGGCCCGACTACAGATGATTTTAATAATATCATTTATCCGATGCCTGCGAAACTCGTTAAGGGAAATCCAATCATATTCGGAAAGGATAACCAGTACAAAATAGAGCAGGGCGATTCTTTTGAATGGCAAATCTCAAAGGCCTTATATAATACTATTATTGATATGGGATTCTCAGGTAAGGCTAGACTAGGAGTTAAGATGGTGGTAACTGCCGACTCTACGTCTTGGATGGTTGCAGACCCTGACGATATGGTATTTGAGGACGATATGAATAAACTGCCTGACGAAACATCGCAGATAGTGACTGAGCAACCTGAGAAAAAAATAAACTATGGATATAAAGACGTTAGAGACAGAGACGACTCTAGGGCCTTAGATATTAAATGGGGAATGTCCTTTAATAAGGCCTGCGATATTGTTATCGCTCGCAAAGCAGGAGATTCTAAGTTCTTTGAGGACGTTGAAGAGGTGCAAGTAGCAGTTAGGAATATGACTCATAGACTGATGAATGTCGCAACTGGTCTCGATATTTGGGTCAAAGAAAACAACGATAAGTCCTTTGAGCAGTCAAAAGTTGACGAGATGTTTTGATGCCTTGGGGCAAGTCTATAAAACGAAATAAATGGGATAAGGTTTTTTCTGACTTTATCAGAGAGAGGGATAATTGGACTTGTCAGAGGTGCGGAAAGTTTTTTCCTGAGAGCAGAGGTAGGGGTGGCCTACATAATAGCCATTTTTTCGGACGGAGAGCCTACGCCACTAGGTTCGATGAGATGAATTGCGAGGCTTTGTGTTATGGATGTCATTCCTACCTTACAGCAAATCCTGAGAAACATAGAGAACATAAGATTAAAAAAATTGGTCAGGATAATTTTGATCGACTACTAAAAAGAAATAGGGAAACTCGTAAAAAAAGGGAATACGAGAATCCTGAATTTTATGCTCTACTTAAACAAAAACTTAAAATTTTAAAGGAGCGAAAAGATGGCAAAGGGGAGAATGATTAATCGAACAATCGCAATAGATCCAGTTTTCAATCAATTAGATAGGGATGCTCAATGGTTATATATGAGAATGCTCCCATTTATGGACGACTACGGAAAAATGACGGGGAGCGTTTTAGAAATAAAATATCTCTGTATTCCATCAAGTGATTTAGATGCTGAATGGATACTGGACAAAATAAATCAGATGGTAAAATATAAACTCGTAGCATTTAAAGAAAATGTCTGCGTCCAGTTCCTAGGATTTGAGAAGAATCAGAAAATCGGTCATCGCAGAGCCGAGTCTAATTATCCTGATTTAGTGAAAGGTCAGGAAAGGTCTAAAAAGGTTGAGAAAGGTCGTAATAATATAATAGAAGATAATAAAATAGAATCTAAACCAATTAAAAAGAAAACAAATTATCCAAGGCCTACACTAAAAGAGGTTGAAGAATACTTTTTAGAAAAAAAGATTCCTAATTATTTAGATAATGCCTCTAGGTTTTGGAATCATTATGAGTCTGTCAACTGGTATCGTGGAAAAACCAAGATTAAGAAATGGAAAATGTGCGTCAAAACTTGGGATTTTGGAGAGGATGACGAAAAACAGTCGTCAGGAATTGACTTTTCACTATTTGAAAAAAATGAAATATCAGGGGAGTTTACTGCCTACTGCTCACAATGTGGAAAAAAGTATCATCCTAAATTTCCTTTTGAGATTGCTAACGGGAGTCCCTGCTGTAAAGTTTTTTATAAACCAACTAAGGAATAGAAATGAGAAAACCTAAATTCGATGATGTTCAATTAATTAAGAAAAAAGATGGATGGACTTTGAGGGTTGTTAGAAATGACCCAACTGACCGAGATGAGTTCGAGCAGATGGTAAGGAAACTCGCTAATGCGCTCTCAGAGTTCGGAATTTCTGTCAGGTTCACATCTGATCTAAATGAATGAATTTTGTCATTTAAAGTATAAAAAAACGCCTAAAAACGTAACTGGGGGGAGTTGTCCATTTTGCGGAATCTATAAAAATGATAAATATTGCGGAATAGCAAAAAATCCTAATAAATTATCGCAGATGTCAAAATGTCCATTAAAACAAAAAAGGAGAAAGGGTGTTAGAAGGTAAATCGGTGAGGGTTGTTATTAAAGACTTGATCGAGGCTGAGTATAATCCTAGAGAAATAACAGAGAATCAGTTTAATGATTTAAAATTATCTATTGAAAAATTTGGGTTCGTTGAGCCTATTATAGTCAATAATCATCCTGATAGAGTAAATGTAGTTATAGGAGGTCATCAGAGACTGAAAGTAGCTGAATTTTTAGGAATGGAGTCTGTTCCTGCTGTACTGGTTGAGTTGGATGAAGATGAGGAGAGGGAACTTAATATCCGTTTAAATGCGAATGGTGGTTCATGGAACTGGGATAAGATTGCGAACGAATGGGACTATGACAGCCTGAAAAATTGGGGACTAAATATTCCGAATCCGTCTTTTGATATGCCTGAACTCTTAGACGATGCAACAGAGTCAGCAAAAGATAGCGACGTAGTTAAGGGAGATAGAACAGAATTTATTTTAGATTTATCTTATGAGCATAAGGCTGAACTAATAAAAGTCATTAATAATATTAAAATAGAGCATAATTTGACTGATACTGAGGACGCCTTAATTTTATTAGTGAGGAGTTATGAATAGATACTATTGGGAGGTTTTATTTAATACAGAATATTTCCCGTATTGGGAGTTTTCTATGCTAATGATGCTATGTCTTATCCTGAGTATTCTGTGGAGAGTGCATCGAATTGAAAATAAGATCGACAAATGGAAATCCCCGAAACTTATCAGAACAAAAATAAGAAAACGACGCTAGATCAAAACTTTACAAGTTGGCTAGGCAGTCACGGACTCGTAAAATCTTTTGAGAGCAACGGGATTTCTTTTGAGGTTTATTGCAGTTCTAAGAAAGATTCTAAGTATAGAGGCCAGTCTGTAGATGGTCATTATTTATTCGTTGAGGAGGGAGAGTTTTCAGTAGCAACTGAATCCCGAAAACCTATAAACTTAGGAGACGGGATGTTTTCTAGTGTAGGGGATGATTTTTCATTCACTCAACACTCTAAGGGTAAGGCTATAATAATAAAAATGACGATGGAGAGGCCTTATTTTTTAGTCGGTGGCCCTATAGAATCTCAGGGACGTCTAAAATATATAAACGGATGCACAGATTCCCTCATTATCCCTCCAGTAAAAAAGGGGATGAGTTGTCTTAATCATTTACATTTTCCTAAAAAAGTAGAGCAGAGTTTTCATACTCATCCATCTGTCAGGATTGGAATAATCGCCAAGGGTTCAGGAATATGCGAGACAAAATCATCGAGTTTTCATTTAGAGACTGGAATGATTTTTATAATTAAACCTGATTGCGAACATAGATTCGTAACAGACAAAAAATCCTCTATGGATGTTATTGCGTTTCATCCTGATTCTGATTTCGGAGCAGAGGATGAGTTCCATCCTATGATAAACAAAACGATTATTAATGGGGTATCTGCTAGAGAACTATAATGGGTCGGGACTTTACGATATGGGGAAAGGTCAGACGGAGTTCGTATAAGCCAAAAAAAACGGGTCGCTATAAAAACAAAGATTCAGAGCAGGCAGATATCAGGATAAAATATTGCACTCGTTGTCGATGTTGTTGGGAGAAAGATGTAGGTAGAGATAGAATCTCAACGTCATCAAATAATATTCTATACTATAAGGGGTTTGTATCATACGGAAAAACGAGGCAGATATGCCCTCAATGCTCGGAAAATGAAAAATTGATATAATATGGCGACTATTCATAAATCGAAGGAAATTGAAGAAAATGTATATGACAAATCCCTAGATAGAATTCATCATTTATTTAAGACTTACGATAATGTCGTCGTGATGTTTTCAGGTGGTAAGGATTCGACTGCTGTTCTCCAGTTATGCTTAGAGGTTAAAAAACAGCTAAAAATAGACAAACCCTTAGACGTTGTTTTTATCGATGAGGAGTGTATTCATCCTCCGACTATTGAATATGTCGAAAGGGTCTCGAAGTGGCCTGATGTAAATTTAAAATGGTTTTGTCTACCTATAAAACATCGAAACTCATGTAGTTATGAGGAGCCTTGGTGGTATTGTTGGGATAGATCAAAAAAAGAATTATGGGTCAGGGAACTACCTGAGCAGGGAATCACAGAACATCCTAGTTTTATAGATGACGCTGATATGGACGTCGAATCTTTTATGAAGTTAATGTATGAAGGCAAATATTACGCTGTAGTCATGGGAATCAGGACTCAGGAGTCCCTCAGGAGATATAGAGCGATTGCATCTAAGAAAGGAGATTTCGCATGGCTAAGAAATTACAAGAGGCCTATAAAAGTCGCTAAAAAAAAGCATAGATATGTTAGGGCGATAAACGCATATCCTATCTATGACTGGAAAAGTGAGGACGTTTGGAAATATGTATCTGATAAGGGGTTCGACTACAATAAGACGTATGACATTTTTAACAAAACGCATTTATTTGAGTCTTGGATTCAGCAGAGAGTTTGTCCTCCGTTTGGAGAGGAGCCAGTCAGGAGTTTACATCTCTATAAGGAGTGTTTTCCTGAATTATGGGAGAAGATGCTCAATAGGGTTCAGGGGGTTGCTACTGCTATGAGATACGCAAATTCTGAACTATACGGACATCGAATAGGGCGCTCTAAACATACAGATTTTAAGCCTGATAATATGACTTGGCGTAAATACTTTGACGTATTCTTAGACAACTATGAGGGTCAGGAAAAACGAGCGATGAAAGGGAGAATCAATACATTAATTAGGACTCACTATAGGAAAACTGATGACAAGATTCCCGATGGAGTACCTCATATCATAACGGGGGCTAGTTGGAAATTCTTTTGTAGATTAGCGCTGAAAGGAGATAGAAAGGATAGGCAGGGGGGTTCAATGCACAGATTAGGGACTACTCATAGAGAGTCTAAAAACATAACTGAAAAGGAGGCTTTGATTAGACATGGTAAAAAATAGTTCGTGGAAAACTCAGCCAGTTAACGCTGTTTATTGGGAGGATAGAGATAGACTTATCCCTAACAGCTATAATCCTAATAAGGTCTATCCTGCTGAGATGAGATTATTAAAAAAAAGCATATTAGAAAACGGATGGACTCAGCCTATCGTAGCTAACGAGAAAAAAGAAATCATCGACGGATTTCACAGATGGAAGGTGTCTGCTCATCCTACAATATATAAGATGACAAATGGTTTAGTCCCAGTATGTTATGTTTTAAACCTAGATAAAACGTCTACTCAGATGTCTACGATTAGGCACAACAGAGCGAGAGGAACTCATTTAGTTCTGAAGATGGCTGAGATAGTTAAAGAGATGATTGAGTCGGATTGCTCTATTCAGGAGATTATGAGTAGATTAGAAATGGAAAAAGAGGAAGTAATTAGGCTCGCAAATAGGCAGGGCATTCCTCAAAGTGATTTGATTCAGGATGCTGAGTGGTCGAATTCTTGGATTCCAGTTACTAAAAACGAACTTGATAAAACAAGTTGAAACAAGTTAAATGATATGAATAAAACGGGGAAAGGTGGATTCTTAGATAATCCAAAAAACAGAAATAAACTAGGTAGGCCTAGGGGGACAAGTAGTATCCCTGACCTACTTAGAAAGATAGGGGAGGAGCCTGTAACTGATGAACTGGCAGAGGCTATCAAGAAGAAGTATGATGCTGATTTAAGCCTAATGACTATGCAGGAGGCTGTGTTGAGGACGACGTATGCCTATGCGATATCGGGTAAGGCTTGGGCTGTGCAGTTCATAGCTGATAGACTAGAGGGAAAACCAGTCATGAAAATGCAAGTCGAATCACATGAGCCGATTCAATTATTAAAAACTGGAATTGATGAAATAGATAATCCTAAAGATGTTTAAGGTTACTCCAGTCATGGAGCAGATTGCCCTTGATAAATCAAAATATAAGGTCGTTGTAGCAGGACGTAGATTCGGAAAAACCTATATGAGTATCATGTGGCTACTCATGGGACATCTTAAAGAGGGAGAACGTAGATGGATAATTCTTCCAACTTATAGACAGGGGCGGATGGTCGTATTCCCTATCCTGACCAAGATAGCGAGAGAGACTCCTTACGCTGTCGTCAATAATTCAACACTAACAATCAATATTGCAGGCTGTGAGATATCAGTCAAAGGCTCAGAGGATGCGTCTAAATTAAGAGGCTCTCACTTGAACAGAGTCGTTCTAGACGAATACGCATATCAAAAAGCTAACGTATGGGAGGAGGTCATTTATCCTATGATGACAACAGACCCAAACTCTCAGGCCTTATTTATTGGAACGCCTGACGGGTTCTCCAACGGGTTCTATGACTTGTATTTAAAAGGTCAGGGAGGGGAGGAAGATTGGAAGTCGTGGCAGTTTAAGAGTATTGATGGGGGGTGGATACCTAAGAAAGAAATAGAGAACGCTAAGAGAAACCTAGACCCTAAAATATTCGCTCAGGAGTTCGAGGCCAGTTTTGAGACTGCACAGAATCGAGTAGCCTACAATTTTGACAGGGACAAACACATAAAAAAAGCACAGAAACTAAGCGATGTGAAATATATTGGACTGGATTTTAACGTCTCGAAAATGTGCGCTGTAGTTGCCTCAGAATATACAGACGGGACGATTCATTATTTCGATGAGGTCATATTGCATAATAGCAATACGGAAGAGATGTGCAAAACATTAAGGAAGAGATATCCTGACATAGACGTCATTTATCCCGACCCGTCAGGGAACTCTAGGTCTACCCAGTCGTCAAAAAGTGATTTTGCTATCCTCAGAGAAAACGGATTTATTATTAGATCAAGAAAGAGTCATCCAACTCAAAAGGATAGGATTAATTGTCTGAATAGGAAATTACTATCAGGGGATGGTAATATTACGCTGTCAATAGACCCTAAATGCAAAGAATTGATAAAAGATTTTGAACAATGCACAAGAGATAAGAGAGGAGGTATAGATAAATCAGACATGGAGAGGACTCATTGTTTAGATGCGTCTACTTACCTGATTGAATACCGATTTCCTATTTTGCATAATAAGGCAATTTCTAAAAGATGGTAGAGGAGTAATAGAATGATAAATTTCGGAAAATCTGTGAACTCAGTTGTGTTCCCTGAGTATTCAGAATCTGCGGTCATCAAGAGTTTAATTCAGTCCGCTCAGGATTATAGAGAGTCAGAGAAAGCTAAGAGGAGAACAGCGCTAGACTTTTATCTATATCAAAATACTGAGCGTCATGTTCAGCAATGGTTCGAGTCTGATTCATTACAACAAGTCCCAGTATTTCCTCAGGCCGTTGTTCAGCGATTCGCTAGGGCTAGGATGATGTTATATAAAAATCCTTGTAAACGATACATAGGAAACGAGATAAATGACGATTATAATAAAATGACTTATATGCTCGATTCTAAAATAAAGATGTTCTCTGAAATAGCTTGGTTATTAGGGGACTGTTTTTTCAAGTCATCATTTAACGAGAATAAACAGAGGCTAGAATATACCATTCTCCCCGATGTGAAAGAATATTGCGTCATAGGGGAATCTAGTCCTTTCGGGATGAGTTATGAGGTAGAGTCTCCATTTAAAAATAAAAGGATGTTCGTTTATTGGTCAGAGGATAGAGACGGAGTACAAGGCGCACACTTTAAATTCGATCAAGACGGCAAGAGATATCCAGTTGGAGATAACTCGGAAATGATTAATCCTTACGGGATTATCCCTATAGCTAAACTAGACAACTATAAAAATTCCTACGATGTCGTCCGCTCTGCGCTACAGATATCGATAGCCATGACAGAAATCGCTCTGAATGTAAGGTTCGCATTAGGTCAGCCAGTATTTACGGGAGTCATGGAGGGTCAGTCAGAAATAAAATCAGGAATAGACAACGCCTTATTTCTTGGAGAGGATAGCGATTTCAAATATGTCTCGCCTAATGGATCAATGATGGACATGATTGAGGCCGTTAAGCTATTCGCAAATGTTACAGCAGAAAACAATCATTTAAGGATTAGATGGGGCGAATCAGGAGGGAACGCTCCTAGCGGTGAGGCTCTAAGAATATTGGAACTCGAGAACCATGAATCTAGAGAGGCTGACACTTTGATTTATAGAGAGTTTGAGAATGACAGATATGCTATTGACAGAGCGATTCTAGAAACTCATAAGGTTATGACTTTACCTGATGAATACTATGTCGATTTTGGAGAGGTAGAATATCCGATGTCAGTAGATCAAGAGTTGAAAATGTTAGAGTGGAAAATGGCAAATGGGATAATGACTAAAAAAGATGTTCTCAAATATTTTAATCCTGACATGAGCGAGGCCGAACTGGATGAAAAACTCGATGAGGTTCAGGAAGAGCAACAGCAGACAACACAGCAGGAGCAGGCTAATCAGCCAGTATTCGGAGGATTGAGGAGTCTTGGCTAAACCTATAACTAAATTCCTAGACGATGTTCAAATCCTCCAATTTAAAATGCAAAAGGACGCTGATAAAGTCTTAGAGGCTATTGATATAGATGAGATGTTAAAAGTAGGCGTCAGGCCGTATCTGAAATCATTAGGTCAGGCCTACCTAAAGGAACATAATAAAGAAATTAAAAAGGCTTATAAGCTAGGAGAGAAGTTCGCTGATGGAGTGCAACGAATATCAAAACAAGATAGATAGAATTTTATTTTATGAGCCTGATTTTTATGCTCTAGATTTTTATTTTTTATCAAAAACGATAAAATTCAAATTCAAGTATTCCGAAAAATCGGAATAATTACGGGAAAATGAGGAAAAATTCATTAACAAAGCATAATTTTATAAGTTTCCTCAGTCGTAAAATGAGAGAGCCTATCATCAATATCACATTAGACGAGTCAGACGTAGACGCTATCATAACAACTTTAAAAGATAAGTCAATACCCTTAGGGAAGGGGGAGGGAATAGTCAGGGAATAGTTATGAGAGAATTACTACATCATTTATTTGGAACCTGCGGAGAGGGTCATATAAGTATTTTGACTCTTCTATCTACTGGGGTTCTATTTATATATCGAGATTATGTTTTAGATTTTATCAGGTGGATTTATGAAAATAAGAAAGAATTTTAGTTTAGAAAAAGTAGTCAGAAAATTAGACCTGACTAGAGAAATAAATTTAATGGCCGATTCAATAGTAGCAGACCATAAAAAACGAGGGAAACTAGGAGTCGGTATTAAGGGGAGGAAATTAAAGAAGTTGCGTCCCAGTACGATTCACAGCAAGAGGGCTAAGGGTTCCTCTAGGCCTAGGGTTCCTCTATATGATACTGGAACGATGGTCGATGTGTCTGTAGTCAATAGAGCAACTAAGACAAATCAGAGGGCTAGAATAGTCCCTCCTAAAAGCCGTCAGGATATAGGAACATATCATCAGAACGGGACTCGTCCATATACGATTAGGCCTAGAAATGCTAACGTATTAGGCCCGATTTATAATGATCGAGGTTCTACGTTTTTTGCTCGTAAGGTTCGACATACTGGAGTTCCTAAACGAGAATGGTTCGGAATTACAAAAGAACAGGAACAGAAAGGACTGAGAAGAATCGCAAGGAAAATAGATATGGCGCTGAGGGGATAATATGCCGAGCGATAGACTAGCAGAATTAGAAATATTAATCGGGACTCAGATTGAGGCTGTGGCTGAGACGACTGCGATAGCTATAGAGACAGCAGTCGCTACAATGGTAACGACTAGAATGACGCCTCAGAGGATTAGAAATGTTCTCCTTGATGATTTGAGAGAGGGTGGTGTAATATTTGGAGCCTTTAGGAATGCGATTAGAAATACAACTAATAGCGCTGTGAGGATGGCGAGTACAGAGGCGACTCGTCAGGTTTTCGAGAATAGAGGCGTCAGGTTGTATAGATGGGTAACGGCAGGAAATAACGTATGTAGAGACTGCGAGCCTAGGCATGGTCAGGAGGATACTTATGAGGCTTGGGAAGAAGTAGGGTTGCCGAGGTCAGGTTTTTCAGTTTGTACATCGAATTGCCAATGCGTTCTCGTCCCTGCGAGTTACTCAACTGAAGAGACTGACGGAATCTTGTATCGACAGGAAAGAACTAGACAACTTAGGAGAAAATATGCCGAAAGTAGGTAAAAAGAAATTCCCCTACACTCCGAAGGGGATTAAGCGAGCCAAAAAGGTCGCTAGAAAATCGGGGAAGAAAATGAAATATGGGAGAAAATAGTGTCTGAAAATAAAGAGACAAACGCTCAGGTAGAGCCGACTGTGGAAGTACCACAAACAGAAGAGAAATCAGTATCGAGCGCAAATACTGATTTAATTGCAGAGAGCAAGAAGTATAGAAAAAGAGCGCAAATGCAAGAGCAGGAAAATGAGAAATTAAAATCTCAACTGGCAGAGTTCGAGGAAACACGATTAAAAGAACAGGACAAATATAAGGAACTAAGCGAGAAACATAAGGCTGAATTAGATAGCATTAGGCCTGAGTTTGATAGATTAAAGGCGATGGAAGATAAGAGGCGAGAGTCGATGATAGCCAAATTTCCTGAGGAAGAGAGAGAATCGGTTGAAGGTTTACCGATGGAAACTCTAGAATATGTTTTTAATAAAATAAATACTAACTCTGAGAGGGCAGTCCCTCAGACTGATAATACTGCTCCGAGGTCATTGAATCCTGAAAATAAAAAATGGACTGATATGAACGCAGAGGAGCGACGGAATAACTGGTCAGAGATATTAAAATCCTATCAGAGATAGTATTGTACGTCTTAACGGACGTAAGGTAGCTATTTAAGGAGAATTAAAATGGCAAAACACTATCAAGGTAACTCTTCGGGCTTGACTTCAGACGAGAAATTCGTTCCTGAAATTTGGGCCGAGGGTATTTATAAGTATTTTGAGAGAAGTAGTATTTTTCGAGGTTTGGTCGATGACTACTCCGCTCTATTTGGAGGCGCTAAGAAAGGCGACGTCATTCATATCCCTGAGGTTGCTCTAGCATCCGCTCAGGATAAGACTGAAGGAAACGACGTCTCTTATGACAATACCTCATCAACAGAGACTCAGCTAGTTGTTAATAAACACAAATATATCGCAAAATTATTTGAGGATATTCTCGAAATTCAGGGACAGGCGGATTTAGTCTCTAAATACACTCGTATGTTTGGCGAGGCGTTAAGTCGTCAGATGGATGCTGATATATGGACAGAGTTATCAGGCTTAAATCAGTCTATTACTCTATCGGCTGATGATGTATTGACAGCAGATAAATTCGAGGAGGCTTTGGCTAATCTCGGGGAGAATGATGTCCCTTACATGGACGGAGACTGCTTTATGGTAGTTAATCCGACTCTATATGCTGATATCTTAAATCCATCAGGCGGTCTCGCTCAGTATTTCATCAGAGCAGACGCAGGAGGAGAAGGTTCAGGACTTAGAAGTGGAATGGTCGGCAGTCTTTACGGAATGGACGTCATGATGAGCAATACAATCTCAACAGGCGGAACCAATACAACTGTATCAGGAGCCATCTTTCATCGTTCAGCGTGCGCTATAGCAGTTCAGAGCGGTGTGCGTATTCAGACGGAATATTCGATTGACGCTTTAGGACAGAAGATAGTTTCCGATGTGTTATATGGCGTAAAGAGATTAGACGATTCTGACAACATCAGAGGAGTAGCGTTTAAAAACGTCACTTAAAACAAATCTCCATTTGTTAGCAGAAAACCCTCGGATATTATTTTCGGGGGTTTTTTGTTTGCTTTATTTGTGTAACGGGGAATAATTTTATTCAAGATAATAGGAGTATTAAGATGTTACAAGTTTGGAAACATGAAAAAAGCGGACAAACTCATAAGGTAGAGGATAGGCAGGCCAGTAAACATCCTGAATTCGTTGAAAAGTTAAAAAGAGACGGATTTATTCTAATGAATCCTCCTAAGAAAGTAGCTAAAAAGAAAAAAGTAGCTAAAAAAAAGTAATTTAAGCGGACTCATTCACGGCTAGTCATTAGCCTTAGAGATTAGGAGAATCAATGGCAAATAATATTCATAAGTATTCAGTTCAAGAATCTAATAATTTACAACTAGGACAAAACGGAGCAGTTTTCGAGTCAGGAACTACGGCTGTAACTGGATCGTTTTGCGCTATTCAAGTTGTTTCAGCGACACAATTCACAACATTAACTCCCGTCAATGCTAATCATATAGGAACAGCAGGACAATCAGGAGACTCAGTTGCAGGAGTTACATTCTCAGCAGGGTCTGTCTTGTTTGGGAACTGGACTGGGTTCACTTTAGCTAGTGGCTCGGTGGTCGCTTATTATGGTTAGTTTAGCGCTAAAATTAAAATCTAAAATCTTAGAAATTTCTAATCAGGTTTGGGAGATGTACGTCTCCAACTGGGAAAATAAAGATGTAAACTGGGAGAGTGCCTAATGGGACAATTAACTGGACAAAAAATAAAAAATTCTTATAAGGATTTACTTCAAATAAGTAATTCAAATCAGGGCGTAGATGCGACCTTGAGACAAATAGAGGACGGAGAGGGACACGGGGCATCTATAAAATTATCTCAGACAAAGTTCGAGACGATTAACGATGAGGTAATGAACAGCAGTCTTGTCACATTCGTTCATAATTTTGCGGATGATTTAGGAACAACTAATCATTATTTACCTTGGTCAGATGAAATAGAGAGTGACGCAGGAGGTGGGAGATACTACTATGCTGTCCCGTTTTCAAGTATGACACTAAGGAGAGCAGTATTCAGACTCAGAACTGTTAATCTAAACAGTCAATTTACTCTAAAAATGTATATGTTAAATAGCGGAAGCGCTGTGACCTCGACAAATTTGCAAGAAATTGCAGAGTGTCAATGGAATCAGACGGGAAGTTCGGACACTAGCTACGTCATTAATACATCTGATTTCAACCAAAGCCCAACAATTTCAACTAATTCGATATCTGATGGGAATATGAAATTATTAGCGTTAAGACTGCAATCGAGTGCAGATTTTCAGGCGTCTAGTAACGAGATGTATGTGACGACAACTTGGGGAGTAACTCTATGAGTTCATTAACCGACAAAAAACTAAAAGACACTTACAAGGGTCTACTAAAAACTACTGGGGATAATTCAGAACTAGACGGAAACTACAAAAGAATCACAGACGGAAACGGGAACGATTCAGGAGTAGAGTTAAAGGGAACATCTAGCGGAGATGCTAGGTTCGGAGGTAAAGTTCAGGTTCAGGGTAATTTAGAGAAAGTTGATGGCGTCGGTAGTGTAACAGGAACTTATAAAACAGAGGCTGAAAACGATTCTAGATATTTACAGAGCGTCCCTGCTGAGTTCCTTACTCAGACAGAAGGAGATGCAAGATATTCTCAGATAGGAAGTGCAGAGGCCAACGATTTAACTCAAGCCGTTGTATGGTCGAATGTTCCTGACGCTAACATAACTCAATCGAGCGTCACTCAGCATCAGGCCAGTTTAAATATTACAGAGAGTCAAATTTCTGATTTACAGGCCTATTTAACAGCAGTCCCGTCCGAATTTTTAACAGAGGCAGAGGGGGACGCAAGATATTTGCAGACTGTTCCTGCTGAATTCTTAACCGAGACTGAGGGAGATGCTAGATATCCAAAGGCGTTCACAGCATCAGACACCGACCCAAGCGACAGAGGTTATTTGCCGACTACTGGATATCAAAATACTACGAATGTTAAGCCTCATTATTCGATCATAATTGCTCATGGTACAAATATTCAAAACGCTCAGGCTTTTTTAGATGAATATAAAAGAATAAAAGACGTTCAGACAGCGACTAATAGATGGACGTCCAATTTTAGATATACTATTTACTTAGCCAATGGTCATTATGATTTTAGAGACGCAGGAATCACATTCGGAGGGGTTGCTCTAACGAAAAAAACTGTCGTAATAGATGAGGATTTTATAGATATCAGGTCGCTTTCAGGTAACTGCGACGTAATTATTCAGGCAGGGGACGGGAATAACGATGGTCAATTAGATACGAACGTCGGATTTCATATAACAGCATCAGACGTCCAACTGTCAGGACTGCATTTTTTACAATCGAGATTCAGGACTAATCCATCATCATTTATAAATAGATATGAAAAAATAAAAGCCTATAGAAATTCCTTTGGATATAAAGAAAACGCACCAGGTTATTATATAGAATGCGAGGTCACTTACAACGCAGGGACTAATAGTTTTGGATTTGAGGCCGTTGCTAATGGAGACTATTTTGACTGTGACGGAGGAGGTGAGTCATTTGCTAAAAACGGAACAGCCTCAGGTAGATTTACAAGGTGTCAGGGTGGTCAAAGGTCATTCGGTGGCGGAGATGGAAACGGCAATTCCTCATCGGGACGTTTTTATCATTGTATCGGAGGAAATTTATCATTTGGTGGCGCAAATTCAGGCCCGAACGGAGAGGCGAGCGGTGAATATTATAGATGTAGAGCATACAGTATTTTCGGCAATGCTCAAGGCGCTTTCGGTGGTCAAAAAGGTACGTTCTCAGGGAAAGCGTGGTATTGTATAGCAGGGACTGGCAGTTTTGGGGGTTCTACTTACAATTATGGAGGAGCGAACGGAGGCGGTACATTCTCAGGAGAGGCTTATCATTGTGTCGTAATGGGAACTGGAGGATTTGGAGGAAACGGAACTGGGACGAGTTATAGTGGAAACGCTTATATGTGCGTCGCAGGAGACAACTCATTCGCTGACAGGGGTTCCGTAAACACTCCATCAGGAAAGGCGTTTCATTGTGTCGAAAATAATTCAGAGTTATCATTTTAGGAGGATCGATGTATCTAGCAATTACTACAGAGGGGGGAGACTGGCAAAAGCAAAAGCCTTACGATGATGAGGGTGGAATTTGGGCGCCTGCATCATCTGAAGAAATTGCATTAGTACAGCCTAAATTAGACGAGGTTTTAGACGGGATTGATAGTCCGAGGGTAACTTTTGCAGGGTTTGATTTTACGGGATTATTCTATTTAGTTAATTACTGGGAAGATAATTCATTGATTCAGTTGAGAGGTGAGTTTGTTAATGAGTAAGTCATGGGATGTCTACTAACTTTTGATATTTCTCAGGGATTTACTACTAAAGAAATTCAAGAACTAGCTATCATTTACTGGACACATAGGGAATTAAATTTTCATATTTTTATCGCAGAGGCCTGACATGAGTAAAGCCTTAAACGATGAACTACAAATTAAGATTTCTGTAAAATGGGCGATTCAAATAGTCGTATTTATTGTCAGCTTAGTATCTGCTTATTACACTCTAAGGGCTGACATACAAAAGAACTCTGATGAGATTACTTTTATTAAAGAATCCCTGATCGAATATGAGGAAATATTAGACGGAAGAGTCGCAAGGTTAGAAAGATTTAAGGAACAAGAACTAGAGGAGATGAATAAGAGTTTATTAGATAAAGTCTTAGGCAAGGAATAAAGATGGATTTTATGGAGATATACGGAGAGGCAGGGATGATAGGAGTTGTCGGAGTGATGTTCGTCTATCTAGTCGTCTCATTGTCTAAGAAATCCGACGCACAGCAGGAGGTTTTAGAGAGTTTAAAAGTAGAAAACAAAGGGCAGTCGGAGACTCTTGAGAATACTGAAATGATGATAATAAAATTAATTGATCGATGGAATAAATCTGATGATAAACTAGACAGAAAATTCGACGCTATAACGAAAGAAATAAACGATCTAGATAACCAAATAAGCCGAGTAGAGGGGTCTCTATCTCGCATAAATGGAAAACACTAATGGCAAGAGACCCAAGACTAAAAAGGTTCGGCCTGAGCGATTTTAATAAGCCTAAGAGAACTCCTAATCATAAGACTAAGAGCCATGTAGTTTTAGCCAAGGTAGGGAGTAAGGTTAAATTAATTAGATTTGGTCAGCAGGGGGCAAAGACAGCAGGAAAGCCTAAAAAGGGAGAGTCTAAGGCTACAAGATTGAAGAGGAAAAGTTTTAAGGCGAGACATAGTAAGAACATTAAAAAATTTGGAAAACTCGGGGCGAGTTGGTGGGCAAATAAAGTCAAATGGTAAAAAGAACAAAACCTAAATTATGGAAATCAATCGTTGCAAGTGTGAAGAGAGGGAGCAAGGGAGGAAGGAGCGGAACTTGGTCTGCGAGAAAGAGTCAATTGGCCGTCCAAAGATACAAGAAAGCAGGCGGTGGATATCGAGGGAAAAAGTCTGCCAGTAATAAGCTGACTAAATGGACTAAACAAAAATGGGGATATGTAACTAAGGGCGACAGTAAAAAGCCTAGAAGAAAACGAGGTCGCTATCTACCTGAGAGCGTTAGGAAATCATTAACACCAAGTCAGAAAGCCTATGAGAATAGAAAGAAGAGAACTGCGACAGCTAAGGGGAAACAGAGAGCAAGTTATTCAAAGAAAGTCGGAAAGAAAGTATCTAGGAGAACACGATGAGAAATAGTTTATTCTGTGGCTCTGTTAGTCTTTCTAATTACGCTCTAGGACTTACTGAGATTCATGTAATTCTACAGATGATAGTCGCTCTCCTTTCGATAGTGGCTATTTTAAAAAATTTACTTAACAAAAAGGAGGGCAAAGATGCCTAAGAAGGTTCCTAAGATAATAATGAGCCTATTAATGAAGTTCGGCAAGGACTTATTAAAGGGAATGGTTCAAGAACAAGTTAAAAAACTTCAGGCTCCTGAGTTTGAGGAAAAGATGGCTAAGGTTATAGCTGACAAGATACCCGATACAGACGCCTTTCCTAATGACTTACAGATTGAATTAATAAAAGACGTCATCGATAAAGTCACGGACGAATTAGCTGAAAGCGTTGAATTAGAGGCTGATTGATTGACGTTTAAAGAAATGATTGATGTGGTCTTGGGTCATGAGGGAGGCTACGTTAATGACAAAGACGATTCAGGCGGTGAAACGAATTGGGGAATCTCAAAAAGAGCGTTCCCCGATTTGGATATAAAGAATCTGTCTAGAGATGACGCTATAAACATCTATAAAACGCATTATTTTATACCCTCACGGGCGAAAGAATTACCTAGCGAACTTAGACTGACATATTTTGATATGTGCGTAAATATGGGCCAATCTAGAGCCGTTAAGATTTTGCAGAATGCAATCAACGGAAAGGGAAAACATAAGGTAAAGGTAGACGGCAAAATCGGGCCGAATACGATT